CATTTGTTGGAAATACTACAGGAGCACCATCTGGGTTAAAATGTCAGACCCAGGCAGTAGCTTATTGTGGTACAAATCAGTGTGCATCCGTAAATGTTGATCAGAAAGCTATAGTTTGCCCTACAGGAATTTCAGTAGCGGTTGAAAACAGTGGAGGACCATCTCCAACAATTACATTCACAACAACAGCAACTGTGTCAACAGCATGTGAAGCAACAATCCCAGTTGTCGTGGATGGGATCACTATTAATAAGAAATTCTCGTTTGCAGTTGCTAAAACAGGTCCAAAAGGTGATACGGGAGCAGCTGGAAAAAGTATTACCGGTGTAACAAATCATTACTTAGTATCAGCATCAAATACAGGTGTAACGATTTCAACGGACGGATGGACCACTACTATGCAGGCCACAAGTACCTCTAAAAAATATCTGTGGTGTTATCAGACCATCACCTATTCAAACGGTGACCCAACAAACACAGCTCCAGTCATTATTGGCACTCATGGAGAAACAGGTGGAACAGGTGCTACTGGAAAAGGAA